TTTCGTGGTTCCGGTTCCGCTCGCAGCCGCTCCGCCCGTTCCACCCGTCACACCGTTGGCCGCGCCGCCGCCTTTAGCGCCCACGCTGCACGCGCCGATATTCGCGCCGTTGAACCATGTGTCTCCGCCCGTCGCTCCGCCAGCGCCCACTGTGTACGAGATGGATGCGCCAGGCGTCAGCGCCAAATTCGGGACTGCGGAATAAGCGCCGCCAGCGCCGCCGCCGCCGCCATTTGTGCCAGCACCGTTTGCGCCGTTTGAACCAGCGCCGTAAACCTCAACAAGATTGTTCGCGCTGTTGAAGTCAAGTGGCACAGTCCACGCGCTCGCGCCGGGATTGCCGAATAGATAAATGGTTCTGGTCATCGGTTACGCCATATTCTGGGCGACGACATAGCCCCTGAAGTTGGTTCCACCGTCAACTGATGTCAGAATAATTGTGTCTTTCTTTCCGTTCCCGCTGGTGATTGTTGGAACCGCGCCACCCGCCCAAATCGTTGTTCCGGGCCACACAGATATGTTGTTCGCCCCACCGTTGGTGATTGACAGCATGAGACGACCGAACGTCCCTGACGCTGGCCAATTCGTCACGGTGAACGCCACACTGATGCTATGCCCAAGGGCCAGGGAGACGTGACCACCGTCCGCCAAGTCGATGGCGAGGGATGTTCCGGCCGTGGCGACCGCCTGATTAGTCAGCGAACCCACGCCCAGCGCTGCTTGAGCGCCCGCTATCGTTGTTGCGCCGGTCCCACCATTGGCGACTGCGAGCGTCCCTGACGCGGTGATTGTGCCAGTGTCGGTGACTGGTCCGCCCGTGAAGGTAAGCCCTGTGGTTCCACCGTCCACGTCAACGCTGGTGACACCCGTCGCCGCAGCCGTCGCCCAAGCAGGGTTAGCCGCAGCGCCGCCAGTCTGTAGAACCTCGCCAGCGGCGCCTGGCGTCAGCGCAACCCACCCGCTTGCGTTGCGGTAAAGGATGCTGCCTTGCGTCGCCCCGATGGCGTCAAGCAGGCTTGTCCAGGCCGCGCCGTCAAACACGTAAAGAGCGTCGCCCGCCACGGAATACGCCGTCCAGCCTTCCGCAGGCGTCACAAACGACCAAACGTAATCATAGATTGCAACGTCAGCATCGTGGCCGAGCCAATCGCCAGTTGCGCCGACGCTCACAATGTACTTGTCGCCGGCGGCAAGACTGACGGGTGGGGCTGCGAGCGTGTGGTCAAGCACGTTCATCTGCAGGACGCGGTCAATGTCCGTTATCGCCTCGTTTATCGTCACTTCCTTCTGCGACTGGTTCGAATAGAGCAGTGGAAGGTCGAAATTCGATGTAGTAGCCATTAAATCAGCGCCCCCAGTGTCGCTTCTCTATAAGTCCCGCGCCCGAAAATCTGGTCTGTCTGGTAAACCCGAACGGCCAGCGACGCCTGCGGCGCGCCCCAGTCCGCCAGGATCATATCTGCGGTGTAAGTGACAGTCGAGCGCCCAACCACGCTTAGAGTGCGAACAACAGCCCCGCCGGGTTGTGTGAGCACGTCGAGCTCGTATCGTTCGTCGTTGCTGTCAAGCGGAGCGTCCCAATCGAAGGATTGCAACGCGGGAAGCCGCGACCGGCGAACCCACGAGATTGTCACATCGCCCGACGTGACGGACGCGCTGACATTGACCGGGCTGATGGGCTTTGAGGCGACGCCCATGAAGGTTTTCATGATACGGTCGTTGTTCGGGCCAGCCTGACCAAGGTAGGCAAAAGGCGAACCGGAAGGTGTGGCCATGGCCAACTCAGTTCCGTATCGCGCTCGCAATAGACGCGTGAGGCTATACGTGTTCGGCGCGGTCAAGCTGGCGACCTGGTATTGCAACACTTCCCAGCCGTCAAATGGCGACTGCACTGCCACAAGGTTAGCGCCGTTCAGGACTTCCAGCTCTGTAACCGTGGGCAATGAACCACCCGTGAGCTGGACTTTCAGCGAACGCCTGTTGTCCCACGACCCTTCGAAGTTGTCGCCAAACGGCGCAATCGTCAGGCCGGTGACGGTGACAGGCAGAATGAACTTGTCGGCGGGTTCGGGGCTGACCAGGGTTGCGGCCTGGTGGTCAAATATGCCGCGAACCATGTCTTGAGGGTGACGCTCTTCGTAGCAAGGGTTGCAGACCTTAAGGCCGTCCCATTCGACCTTAATCAAGTCCACCTTTATCTTTTTGCCACACCGCTGGCACCAGACATTATTCGAGCCTGGTTTGAAATAGGTTCCGGTTGATGTGTGGCGATGGGTCATCAGCTGGCTGCCTTTTGATTAATTCGTTGTGACCGTCCACCCACGCCCCTGTAGTGTTGACTTAGCCGTTGCGCCTGTAAGACTGGGGACAGCGTTCCCAACGCCCCCAATATTGAGCGTGTATGCGCCTGTTGCACCTGCTGTAACGAACGCCACTAAGATTGTGTCAACTGCCGCTTGTGTTAAGAGATTGGTTTCAAACCTTGCGGAAACGAGTGATGCAGGTACAGCCCAACCCGCTACAACACCTGTAAGATTATTAGACAGAACCTGCAAAGTGTTAAGCGAATTGTTAGTTGCAAAGCTAGGAATAAGCCCACTAAAGGCGTTATCTCCGAAATATAGTTCGGATACATAGATGTTAGTAGAAAAATCAGGCAGGTTTCCACTAAATAGATTAGTTGCTACATTTATTATTTCTATTACTGTGTTATTTGCAATACTTGGAAATGGACCACTTAGAGCATTATCAAGCAGTGTTAAAACCGAAAGAGACGTGAAAATATCAAGACGTCCTAGCCCTCCGGTTAAACTGTTGCTTCGGCAATCAAAAACCGTCAACCTATCAGGCGGATTAATATCAAAATATACAGTCTTGTCGCCTGATAGCGCGACGGTTCCTGGGTTTAACCCGTTGTATGCGGTGCCTTCTATTGTCCACGTCGCAGTATATCCGGCCGTAGCAGCGGTATTGGCACTCCCAGTATAGGTTGCGCCAGTCGAGACAAACGTGAATTGATGACCAACGCCAGAACCGCCTACCCCTGTCAACAGAATGGTCACTGGATCACCTATACACGAAATTTAGGTTTATACCAGTCGCAGCATTAGACGAGTCTGTATCTGCGATAGCGCCCACGAGTGTAAAGGCAATGCCGTATGCAAACTTAATGGGAACATTTATAGTAAACCCGTTTCCCGCAACGCTAGCAGGTATCGGATAACTCTGTACAACTGCCGTTGTACCCGCAATGGGCGTCGTCAGAGTGTCATGTAGCTTCAACCAATACAACACAGCGGTTGTATTAAGCGCGGTGATGCTGGTTATGACACCAGGACTGGCCTTGATGACGGTCGGGTTGGTGGTTGCCGCACTGAGAAAGTGCACTGGCACACCAGGGCTTTCATACGACATTAGCCATACTTCTTTCTTAGCCAAAGTTTAATCGTGTAGGATGAATTAACGTCAAATCCTACCGTACTAAATACAATATTGCCAAGAGTAGCGTGGTGCAAACCACCCTCTTTGACGTATTTGATATTGCCCCAACCCGCAAGCGAGGCGAACACTATTGGGATAGTTGTGTCCCAAGCAAGGTCAACGCGCCCAGTATCGGTGATATCAAAATCAATCTTGAGTACAGACACGCGTTTGCAAGAGGGAAGGAGAGCGGCGCAATCGACCTTGAGAACATTTGTCTCATTGGTCAACCCGTCGCTTATCCCGGTGAACTGGAGCACGGCATTACGCATGCCTTGCTCCAGTATATTTGTGGTTACGGATATCATCAGAACTCTTGCACCGGAATTTCTGCCCAATGCATGGACATGGAGAACAGGCCAGTCTGAGCAACTGAACTTGCCACCCACATGATGTTACCCGGCATGACTGCGCAGATATCATCAAATTCATAATCCAGTGACCAAATGCCCAATCCTGCGGTAGCGCTCTCGATGCACTTACCGGCATAATGGACTGGCACAGCGGCGCCATTGCCAGCCGTTAACGTGGCGGTTGCCGGAACGAAAGTGGCCCGAGCCGCGTTGCCCGCGCCAATCTTGGCGTTGCGTGAGGTCCCTGACGTGAGCGCCGTGCAAGGCGCTGCTGTGCCAACAGTGAACCCAATGTTCTGCGCGGCAAATCCGATAGAACCCAAGGCGATGGTTCCACTCGTGTAACCCGCGTTGAACTTGAGCGGAACGACAACAATGTTCGGGTCAGACGCCCAAACGCCAAACGTGATGGCGGTTCCCGTGGTGATGGGAAACGCCACGCCAGCCGCAGCCGTCGAGCCGTAAAAGACACGCCCAGCGCGCAAGTATTCTTGAAATTTTCCAGCCATAACCTATTCCAATCCCATCACGGGTAAATTTTAGACTCTACACTATGCTTAATCGATACCACTTCCCAGTTTCCTCCAGTACCATTACGAGGGTTAGTCGTAGTAATATCATTCTAAGTTGTGTAAAGCTGGTCTGTATCATCTAGTATAAGAGCACGCGTAAAGTTATCATTCACTTGTAATGATATAACGTCGTATATTTTCCCTACGGTTATATTAAATTCAGGACTATGAAGCACGGTTGTTTGAATAGACCGTATTCTCATATTCATGTTTACTAGCCTTTACGTTGTACCAAGCGCCGATGTAATAGCCCTAATGGAGTCATAAGTACCATGATAAACATTGCCGCTGGCGGACGTTTCCGAAGCGGTTGCTCCAACCATCATGCAGTTGGACAGAACCAACCCGCCACCAGCCGACGCGTGGACGCTGAAACCCTGGCTCATGGTCGATGCTGTGGACGCCACGGCGTTCGTAAACCTGCATTGGTCAAAATAGTTGAACCTGTCCATTGAACCCGAACCGGCCGTGAGGAACGTCATGGACGCGGAACCGGCGAAGGTGACGAACAGGCAGTTGCGGAAGACATTGCGAGCCACTGCATTGCCGCCACTGGCCGCAAAAAACATCTCATAGCGCCCTGCCGTCTTGGTGACGGTGTCGAGTCCGATAACGCAATTCTCGAACACGTTCTCCTGAGCGCCGGTCAGCTTCAGGCTGAAGTTGGTCGCAGCGTCAGCGCCTGACACACCCGTTCCGGCGAAGTGGCAGTTTTTGAAATAGTTGCGATTGCCCGACACCTCGACGCAACCGAGCGCGCTGGCGCTGGCCACTTCGTTCATGAACTGGAGGTTTTCGAACCGGCAGTTGCTCGCGGAGATAAGCGCCAGGGGCGCGACGCTGGCGGCGGTCGCGCCGTCGTCCGAACGAATGCCCGAGCGCTGGGAATACATCCCGCCCGCGCCAATGCCGATAAGATGGGTGGAGTCTTTGTTCCACGTCAGCGTTGACGTGATGTAGTCGCAACCGTTCGCAGCGCCGTTGGTCCCAAAGTCCGTGAGGGTGGACTCCAGGTAGATGACGTCATTCTGCTTTTCCGTGGCGAGGCTGAGCGCTTTCTTAGCGCTGGCAGTGGCCTTATTCACCTGTCGCCCACGGTTGCCGTCCGATCCCTTGTAGGGGTTGACGAAAAACGCGTTGCCCTGGGTGAGCATGCCAGAGACGGGCATTCCGCCGTTCTGGTAAAGCATGTCTGGGTAGGTCGTCATGGTCGGGATAGTCCTTTATGTCACAGCGCGCCCCGCGCGCCCTAGTGGAAAGTCATAGGTAGATTTTTACGTTTTCTACCTATGACATCAGTCTCGTGGGTAGTTTTACGCGCCGGGATTGCCGTACACGCCCCGCCAGTCGGAAATGCCGAACTTGTAACGCTCGAAGGCCTTCGCCTTGGCGTTCATGGTGTCGCCATCATTGTCCTGAAGGAACTGGATTTTCTCACGCGTGTACATCTTCAAGCCTTCGGGCTGGTTCGTCCTGATGAACCACGCGTCAGGGTCGGTGAAGTAGTGGTTGATCATATAGCCCTTGGGCAACTTATTCATCCGCCGAACGGCGTTGATTGAGTTGCCCGCATCAATGGTGGTCAGCGGCGACTCGGTCACCTTTTCAGCCTGGAAGGCGTCATAAGGGCTAACCATCAACAGCTCGGGAATAACTGCAATCGTCAGGCCGCGATTATTGGTCGCAACGCTGATCTGAATGAGGGAGTCTTCCAACGCCGCTTCGCTGAAGTCCGCCGCTGCCAACAGATTGCTCTGGTTGCCGCCGCCCAAGGTGGGATGAGCCGCCGAGAACAACGCCGCGCCGTCGCCGGGAAAAGTGGTGTCGGTGAAGCCGTTGTTGAACAGCGCCGCAGCGTTCACTTCTTTGGTCGTGTTCATGCTGAAGGCCAGCATGGCGGAGCGCTTGAACGCTTTGCCCTCATACTGGTTGTCTTTCAGCTCTTCGTAGGTCACGATGTAGCCCAGCGCCCACATAGCGTGAGTGTAGCGGCTGATGTAACCCTGACTGTGGTCGTCATAAGTAAACGCTTCGCCCTGCGGCTTCTCAACCGCCATGCCGAACCCGTAACCCTCGACGTCTTCCTCATAACCCTTGTCCGACGTTTCTTCATCGTACATCTGGGAATATTCTTTCGGGTAAGCGTCAAGCTTCTGCCCGAACCAATTCTTCACACCCGGCCACAAAGCCTTGGGATGCGCGCCTGTCGTAATAACTGGCATGTGTCAGACCCTCCATTCCCAAAGTTTAGACGCCGAGCACCCGGCTGCCGTAAGCGTGGTTGTTGATCATCACGTCCCAAACGGCGTACTGCCCAAGGGCGTTTTTCGAACGCTTCGACAGCGACATCATCTTGAGCTGGGCGCCCAGATTGGTGACGTCGTTGGTGGTCCCCATGGTGTGGCCTGACCGCCCCGTGGCAGTGCTTGGCGACTGGGTGGCCACGTTGATGGCGTAGTTGCCGCTCACGTCGGTTGCCGCCAGGGTGGCCACACCGTCGTCCTGGATTTCGAAAATCAATTCCGGATCGTCAGCAACCCAGACGCCGCGCGCAGTGCTGGCAGGGTTGTAAACCGGGCTGGTGGCTTGTTCGGCGAAGAACCCAACGACGGAGCCGACAAGCACCGTGGTGGCGCCGGTCGTAACGGCGGTTCCGCTGGTGGCGATGGCGATGGTCGGAAGGGTTCCCGGCTGATTGCCGTAATATTCAGCGGTGTTGGCGGAACCTGCGAGCGCGACAAAGTCGCCCACGTACATTGCAGCCAACGAAGCCGGAACGTAATAAAGGCGAGCCGCGCCGTTGTAGGGCGCCCCGCTTCTATGCCGCACGGCCCGCGCCCCGAAGGGCGAATTTGGGTTAGCCATTATTTGCCTTCTTTATCCTCCGAAGTTCCGGACTTGCCGCAATAGCAGCCTTAGCTTCGGCTGGAATATAAGTGTGTTGAGGATCGTCAGCGACACCGCCAACCCCATTATGCTGGGCCTCGATCATCTGCTGACGTTCTTGCGTTCTGCGCTCAGATTTGGCGCGCCGGTCTTCTTCGCACCAGTCTTTCCGCTTCTTGCAATAATAAGCATACATGGGCTGGCCACCCTGACCAGTCCCAACAACGCGACGCATGCGCGTGTCAACCTTGTCGTTTTTGTCACTGTCGCCAAGCATGGTCGGGTCGTCAACGAAGTCCCAATCATCATGTTTGGTACGGGCCTCAAGACGTCCGCGGTCATCATTAATCCACCGATACTCGTAGTCTGCATCCTTAAGGCTTTCGTCCACCCCCAGACGCAAATAGTTTCCGGTGAAATCACTTGACCGCTGGCGACGGCGCACTTGTTCTTCTTTTGCTCGCGTGTTGCTCATTATCTCACTCACCATATTCTTCCCAATATGTCTTGGCATAAGACTCTTTCGTCTTCGCCGGGTCGCCCTTCAAGCGCCCGCTGGCGATTAATCCTTCGCAAGTCGCCCTGGCGTCGGACGGTAATTCCTTCCAACCGCGCTCACGCGAACTAGCCGCGCCGCGCGCGCTGGAAGAACCCCCCTCAACCGCCGAATGGCGGATGGCGCTTGCGGGTTGCGCCGTGACGCCGAACTTCGCCGGATAGCGCTGTTTCAGCGTCTCAGTGACGCGCTCAAGGTTATCAGCCAAACTTACACCAGGCTCGGCCTGAAGCATAGCAATATGTAATCCCTCGGCTTCAAGGGCCAGCGACCTGTCTTTGAAAAACCAGTCATTGCGCTTCACCCAGGCCTGAACTTCGGGCGGCGGTTGTTGGGCCTGCGGCTGGACGGGCGCAGCCTCTTGGGCAGCGGCCTTGGTTTCATCCGCGGCCTTAGCGAGCGCCGTCTGTTCGTTGCGCGCAGCTCGGTCATAGGCCGCTGTATCACCCTTGGCCACTGCGTCGCGCTTCTGGGCGTCAAACTCGCTAACCATCTGCGCGCGCTGTTGATCCAGTAGGCGTTGCGTCATTTTCTCAGTAGTTTTGACGCGTCGGTCAAACTCGGTTCTGGTCTGCGCCAGCTCCGCCTTCAGTTTCTCATTCTCGGCGCGCGTCTGGTCCACCTGTGACCGCACGATGGGCAGGATTTCCCGCCCGCGACGTAGAAATTCATCAGCTTCAACGAATTCTTCAGCCCGCCCACGCCACTTTTCGCGCGGGGCCCAACCCAGTTTCATGGCTTCGGCTTCAGCATCAACTTCCTGTTCTTGCTCACTCATGGCTCAATTCCTCAACTGATTACGGCAATTATGTCTTTGTCGTTGGTAATGCGATAGTCCACGCCATCGTCACCTTTCCATTCCGCTCCGGCAAACTTGCCAAACAGAACATGGTCGCCGACGCGTGGCGTGTGGGGGTATTTCTTGCACACTTCCTCGTAACTGAGGCAAGCGCTATCGAAGAACGTGAACGCCGTGACGCTAATCAACTCGATGACGCCCTTACACATCGAGTTCTTCAGCATGGCTTGAACAGAAGGCGGAACGATAATACCGCCAGCGCTCTTTTTCATCACGTCATCGGGGCGAATAAGCACTTTGTATTCAACCGGGTGACGCATGCCAGACGGATGGACTGTAACGACTGGCGCGCGCAAGGCTTCTTCAAAATCTCTATTGTGTATCGTGTTCGTCATTTGCTCTCTTGCTCCTTAAACAAATCTCTGTAGGCAATCTTTGCCACAGACTCGAATATCTCAGCTTTACCACGCAGATATGCTAACTGCACGGTGTCTAACTTGTTCATTTCACCGATGGGAACACCCCACGACGCAGCCGCCCAACGTGTTTTCGCGGCCTCAGCATTGCTCTTGGCCTTTGCGACCAACGCCAGGGTAATCGGGTGAGCCAACCATGCCTCAAAATCAAGCTCGTTCATTTGGCGAATGTTCCCGGCGTTCCTGGTTCAGGCATGATAAGCGGCTGATGACCCATAATTTTGTCAGCGGCCTGAGCTGACTGATTATCAGCCGCAGCGCCCTCTCGAACCGACAGGGCCCGGTTATGTTCGGCTTCAGACTTGATTTTGTCAAGGTTAGCGACAGCGGTCGCCATGGCAATCTGCTCTTGCGGCTGGGGCGGCGCTGGCTTGGCCAAGAGATCGGCGACGCCGTCGATGCTGGCCGCCTCAAGCAGCCGCTTCAGGATGGCGCTCGCGTCCAGCATTGGGCCAAACTTCGGATGCTCGCTGAGCTGCATGAGAAAGCTGGCCTTGGCCATTTGCTGCATCATGGTCACGGCTGACGGATCGGCGACAGGCGTCACCAGGGCGCCATCGTCTGCGAAGTCGCCCGCCGGATCAGCCGGGACGCCCAGGTACTTTTGATATTTTTGGGCGTCGAGAAAGCGCTGGTTGAGCCGGTACTGGATTTTGAAGCCTAGTCCCATGGCGTCGTAAATGCGCTTGTAGATAGCCGTGAACACCTTCATGCCCTGGTCAATCAGGGCCATCAGCGTCGTTGGCTGCATGGTCTGCGCGCTGGCTGCGCCGGTCATGATGTCCTGGATCGAGGTCATCTGTTTCGCGCTTTCGACCATCATACCCAGAAGCTGGAACAGCACGGGCGACGGGCCCGGATGTTCCATGGTCACGATGTTCCCTTTGATGTCGCCAGCCTCAGCGGTCACATACCAGTACTTGCCCGGTTCGAAGCGAAATTCTTCATTTTCGCTCTGAAAATCCAGACCAGAACCAATAAAACCACCACCAGCGTTCTGAAGGTGACCAGCGTCGAGCATCTGGTTGAAGCTCGTGTCGATGACTTCGCCGAAGCTATCGAGCAAATGCCCAAAACCGATACCATAAAAGCCACCCTCAGGGTCGGGAAGGAAGTCAAACGCCGTAAAATACTCGTCACGGGGTATGCTGATGATTTCTTTGGTGTCATGAACAACGTCGAGCGCGTCAAAGCCTGCGGTGATCCTGACCAGCTTTCGGCTCGTCTCTGCAATGGTTACAATCCAGGGTTCAGCCAACCCGTCATCGTCAATATCAAAATAACAGTGCTGTTCAAGGAAGCGAACCGGGTGTTGCTCGTCACTGCCTGCGTCGTACTCCTCAGATAGATCGACGTCGAGCCACGTTCCCTCACGCTGGCGCTGCTCAATCTGGTAGGGGTACAGATCATAGCAGTGCGTGATGCGCGGGCAATCTTCCAGCGACTTCGTGGCTGCGTTGACCACCAGGTCAAAGGCGCTGATCAGCACAGACTTGGGTTCACCCTTAGCGAAGTCCCAAAACTGTTTCCAGAAGGCGCTTCCCATAATCGGCAACTGGTAGGTCATCACATCCATCTGACGCTGCCAGGCAGGCATGCCGTCAACAATCTGATGGCTCATAAACTGGGCGATGCGGGCGCCACGGTCAGCCTTCTGGCCATCCTTGTCAGCGCCGCCAATGTGTGTTTTGACCAGATCCCGGCCGGGACACAGCGCGGGAAAGGCGCGCGCGTTGAACTGTAGCGCCGCTGTGGCGATCAATGGATATCGGACGTTGGAGCTGTTGGGGAACGGGTAATTGCGCGGCTCACGCTTCTGTTTCGCCGCCTTCATGGCCCGTTCGGCTTGCTCCTCCCATTCCGTGCGCGACGCCAGGTCGAGCTGGTAACCGTCATAGAC